AGGGTAGTATTTCTTTATTGGTTTTTCTCTTATTATTTTAAAAGGAACACCAAATACTTCCTCAAATGGCTTACAGTATGTTTCCCATTCCTTGTATCTTGCTCTGTAAGCGACTAGTTTTGTGTTATAGTTATCACTATAAAATCCATATTGGTCATATGTTGGATTTCCAGGTGGCTTCTCGGGAGGAGGAAAACCACCTGGTTTTAGTTTCTGTCTCACAGGACAGTCCTTAACGCTACAACAATCCAATATATATTTAGTATGCCTACACATAGTATTGCTAGCCACAATAATAAGTTAGACCATTTTATATGTTTTATCATATACAGCTCCTTAATAGTAATAATATACCATATAATGCTGCTAATAACAAAATACCTACTAATATACCTTCTAGTAATGCAAATAAGTTATTCATGTAACCTCCTAGTTATGATGTTTACAGGTTGGTATGACTCTGTCTACTTGATTTGCGGCTGCAATTATATCTATACCAATTGACATTTTTCGCTTATTACCATAAGCAGTCATCTTTTTACCACACTGTTTACATTTTATTTTAATCAGTTTCATTTATACTCCTTTTTTTAGGTTTTATTTGTCTTATAATACCATTAACTACAGCATCTTCATAAGTATTATCTGGTAATTCTTCCCAATCTTCTAATACTTCTAATTCACCATTAGTTATAGATACTTGTTTTCTTACAACTTTATCATCTATTTTTCCTGGATTTATTATTAGTTTAGTTTTATATTCATTTAAAGATATTTTATCATTTATATCAATATGTATTGAATCTTCCGTTTCAAGAATTTCCCAAGTTATATCTCTATCTTTTTCAATACTTTGTAATATTTTTGCTAATAAATCTGCTTGTGCATAAGTTTTTAAAATATAACTTTGACCTATCCAAGACATGCCATCACACCATGGTGATTCTCTATGCATTGCGTATACTATATATAATTCATTCATTTATTTTTCCTTTTTTTATATGCGCCTAGTAATAGTTACTACCGTAACTTAATACTGAAGTGTAATACTATCAATAGTAACTACTACTAGCTGTTTTATGCGCATTTGTTCATACGTTTCATGTTTATCTATAATTTATGGCTAATCAATTGATTCATCTGCAATAGCAGGGTGCATATCATAGGTTAGATTCATTTCATCTTTACGCATTCTATCCTGAATCTGCTTATCTTTAGCCTTTTGTTCACGATGCCAATCATATTCTTCTCTGGCTACTTGCATGCCTAATTTCTCAGCTTCTATGTGGCCTAAATCATTGTCTTCTAACATAATCTTAGCATTGTGTCTACTTATAAGTTCTTTAAGTTTTCCACTAAGAAAGTTAACATCTGATTCTAAACGTTCACTAAGAGTTTCTCTTACATCTAATCGCTTTCTTATACGTGATAAATCTTCTTCTAATTCGCTTATTTGACCATTGTGAAGCATTACTAAATTGTATCTAGTTCTGTTTTGGTCAACTTGTTGTGCAAGACCATTAATACGCTTGTTAACGTGTATTTTGTGCTGATGATTATTGCGTAGATTAGAGTTAAAAACTGGTCCCAGTATTAATTTAAAAGGTAATCTAATTAACCTAAATGGTAGTGAGATTAGTCTTCTAGTGTTACGATATAAAATGTTAATAATCTTGCCTATTTTGCTATATTTAGAGCGTTTCATGGCTATTCCTTTCTTGCACTATTAGTGCGTTTATGTGTAGTATTATATAAATAATGCTGTTCTTTACTAATATATAAGAGAAAAGAGTAGAGATGTATTACCTCTACTCTGAACTCTATCTAAGACTAGCAATAAGACTACCCGAAGAGGTTAAGAACCTCATCAGAGTTGTCTTGTTGTCTATCAGGTCCGATAAACAGTCTTTCAGGACTAACTTGACGCTTTTTGTCTTTGTCAAGGTAGACGTCTTCTTCCAGAAGACTGACTGTCCAGCCAGGTTTTAACTTGGCGATTTCGGACTTGAGCAATTCCAGGTCCAACGCGTCGTGGTTGATGTTAAGGGCTGTGAACCCTGTTTTCTTCTTTGTTGGGTTCACGTTATACTTAACAGAGCCATCGTCCGTTGGGATTGGAATGAGCATTGAGAATAATAATTGTAAATAGTCTTTCATTTAATTGCCTTTCTCACACAGAATGTGTGAAATTAAATTGTTTATAGTTATTGTTCGAATGCGACCAAGTCGCAAGACTTGCGGGGGCAGCACACTAAACGTGAAAGCCTTGCATTCGTAGTGTTGTGCTGGTGCTTGGTAGTCCTCGATGTTGAAGGCAACGTTGTTAACACAACAGCCACTGTTGTTTTCAACGAGAGGAAGCACCCACACACGTGAATTTGAACGGGTAGGGTGCACTATATCTCTGACACATCCATTCTCGTGCCAATTTTTTGAAAACACCCTTTTCAACCTAATTCTATAGGTAATTTATTTAAAATTTCACCACATTTACCGACCAACAAAAAAATTTTTTAATTTTTTTTTGCAAAACACTTGACTTTTAGACCTGATATACAGTAAATTCACGCACCTCACTAGGTGTATAACCTGGTTTGTGGCCTACTGCAAGCGCATTCCAATAAACTCTCTTGTAAATAAACATTGTAAGCTAGCTAAGTGACCTGCCTAGTGTCACTATATAATAAAAACCTTGGTTTTTTATTTCTTTATTACTATATTAAGTTGATAATTTATATAAATTTTAAGCAAATTGGGGATTAAATGAGTGATTTAGTAATAAAACATGCAGGAACAACTCAAACACAGGGTTCTCAAGGCCCTATCAGTGCTGGAGCTGCTTTAGGACAAAATGGTGCTATATACGTTAGTGGAACTACAAACGCAGTTACACCAGCAGATGGTACTGTCTTTGTAGCTGTAACATTTGTAGAAGATACAGTGTTTGATTCGGGTACAGCTGGTCTTATTGGAGAAGATGATACTAAATGGCCTTCTACAGTGGGTACAGGTACAGCTATTGATGCTAATGGAGGAGCTGTTGTAGACAGTGTTACCTTTCCTGCAGGACTAACTATCTTTGGTAGATGGACTTCTTTAAAGATAGACTCTGGTAAAATTATAGCCTACGTAGGTTAAAGCATGCCTAGTTTAGGATTAGGCACTAAAACGACCAATTCTGGTCTAATAACACCTGGTATAGTAACAGATAGCCTCGTACTAAAACATAAGTATAATGCAGGCAGTGTAGTACCTGTAAGTGATGGTGCTGCATATTTTGATGATTCAAGTTATATAAGTCTATCTTCTACTATAACCCTTAGTCCACATGACACTCCTTGCTCATTTGTGTTTTGGGCTAGAAGAAACAATATAACTACTTGGGATATTGCTTTAGGTCATAGTAGTGTTAATAATCATAAATTTATTATTTTTGATGATGAAGGTGGAGATAGAATGATGTTTGAAGGTAATACTGATGGTGATAATCTTACAGGAACCACATCTATAAGAGCAAATGAATGGAATCATTTTGCAATAACTGCTGACGGTAATGCTGGAGGAAAAATGTATCAAAACGGAGCTGAAATATCTGTGACTGTAAATGATACTTTTAATTGGGATGCAGAATTTAATAGAATTGGTGGTGGTGCTAATGGAAACTTTTTTAATGGTTATATATGCAATATGGGCATATGGAATGGCACAGCATTAACAGAACCACAAATTAAATCTATAATGAACAAGAATTATGCTGGATTAACAGACAGCGAAAAAACAAACTTGCTACATTGGTGGAATCTTAGTGAAGATGCTAATGATTCGCATGGTTCAAATAATGGGACATTATAATGGCAGTTACAATACAAACAATAGAAACACCTAAAAAAGCTAGAGGATTAGATACTTCTACTGGAGAACAAATAGTAGGTAATCAATTACTTGGAGACCCAAGTTTTGATACTGATGTAGCAGCAGGTGGTGCTAATGCTGGCACTTGGAGATGTGAAGATTCACATTTAGAAATTACTGGAGGTAAAGCTGTATGGACAGCTTATACTGGTTCAGAAGATAGAAGGTTAGTAGATAATGTAAATGGTCCTTTTACTGATGTAACTGCTAGATATAGAGCTACTATAACAGTTTCAGATTATACAGATGGAGCATTAAAACTTGTATCGGGTTCTTATAATAGTGGGTACGTTATTAATTCGGCAGGGACATTTACATTTGATTTTTCACCACAAACAGGTTCAGGAAATTACCATTTATCTGCAACTAAAGCTTCAGACTCACAAGGTGACGCTGTATTATCTGTATCTGAAGTAAGTGTTTATAAACTAGAATCTTTTCCTCACAACAATCACGCACAAATATATTCAGGTAGAGGTTTAGAGTTTGATGGTGTTACTGATTATTTAGTAGCATCTACTGCTACAGACACTCAGTTTCCAACTATGCATATAGATAAAACTACAACTGTAGCATGTTGGATTAAAGTTAATACTATGGAAGATAGAACAATTTGGTTTTCGTCCTTAGATAGCCAAAATTCAAGATTAGGAATGAATATTGGGGCTGACGGAGAAATAGGAACAGTTACATGGAATGGTTCTGTATACACAGCAGCAAGTGGTGGAACTGCAGGAACAAAAATAATTAATACTGATACTTGGTACAGAATTGTTAGCACTTGTAATAACAATAGTTTACAACTTTATATAAATGGCGTATTACAAACAGGAACAGCTCTACCTTTTTCTTCACCTCTTGCTTCTACTAATGGAGGAAATTTTAGAATAGGTTATAGAAATAGTGAATACTTTGATGGTTGTATATCAGATTTTCAAGTTTGGGATAAAGTATGGACACAAGATGAAGTAACTTATGATTATGTTAATCCAGAACAATTAGCATTAAATAAAGGCGGTACATCGCTAACTAACTCTAATCTTAAATTATGGTACCCAATGAATGAAGGTCATAGAGGTAATCAAACTTCTGTTCTTGATGCTTCTAATGTAGGTCTTAGTGATAATTTAATTGCTAATCCTGATTTTGAAACAGATTCTACTGGTGGTAATCATATAGCTACAGATGAAAATAGTAATAACGCTCTAAATGATTGGTTTATACCTACAGCAGGTGATTATTCGTCTGGTTTTAGTATTGATACATTTTTTTCTAGCACAGAATTTGGTGGAAATAAAATATGCAAAATAATAAATACTAATGCTGGAGGTTTTGTTGGTATAGCTTCAAATGCAATATCTATTCAAAGCGGAAAAACTTATAAAGTTTCTTATACTTATAGAGCAAGTGGGTCTGGAGCAAAAGGAAAAGTAGGACACTTAAAAAATAGTTCAGGAGGGTCTCATGTTGGAGGTTCTAGTCAGCAACAACTAGACGAAACATCTATTACTGAGCATAGTTATTTTTTTACAGCAACTGAGACAGAAACTAACTATGTAACATTTATTGTTCCTGATGGAGTAACTTTTGAGGTAGATGATGTGTCTATACAAGTTGTAAACGATAAACATAGCGCAACAACTGAATTTTTAGGAGACGATTTATTTGATAGCGGTGTTGGAGATTATGGAGATAGCACAGGAGCGTGGGTTGCTGAAGGGAATAATACTATAGCTAATGATACTAGTGCTTTAAAAATTACTTATGTAGATGACGATGATGGTGCTAAATTGTTTTTAAAAGATGATGCAGATTTAACTTCAGACTTAACTATAGGTAGAAAATATAGATTAACATTTACATATAAAATTAATCAAGTTTCAGGTGAAAATATAGCTCTTCAAATAAATACTGGAGATAGTACAAATTTTGCAACTACAGGTACTCTTACTCAATCAAGTTTTACAACTACTACAAAAGATTTTGTTGCTAATCATGCTACTAATGCTAATATTAGATTTAACAATATGACATCAGGTGATATAATTCATATAAAAGATTTAAAGTTACAAGAAATAGGAATAGCGCAAGGATGGACAGATGCAGATAATCAGCCTGATATAGCGCAAACAGCTTTACAGTCTTTTAATGCTTTTGCATACACAAGCGGAGATGATGATTCTACTAGTGGTACAATAAATTTTGGAGCTATAACATCGGCTTCGTGGACAACAGTAGATATGTGGTTTTATCCAATACCATCATCACAAGGTCAATCTCAAGGATTATTTGACCAAATATCTTGGAATGGAGATGATGCAGACTCAGCTACAGGTGGTTATGGTTTTAGAGCAACTATTAATACAAGTGATAATGTTCAACTTACAAGAAGGACATCTAGCGGAACTTTTACTGATAATTTTAATTCTACTAACGATGTAAAATATGGAGAATGGAATCATTTAATGGCAGTTATTCCTAAAAATGATGATACTTCAACTAGAATGATGTTAAATGGTCATTACCAACAACAACAATCAACTGGAGACCATGGCACTACATCAAAAGATTTTAGATTTGGGTATGGAGGTGGAATTAGTTTAGATTCTATGCCAGGAGTTATAGGTCAAGGAAGTTATTTTAAATGTCACATGTCAAAAGCTGAAATGTATGAATTGTATAATAGTGGAACACCTTTTGATGCAAGGAATCATTCATTAAGCGCTGATTTAGCAGGATATTGGAGAAATGAAGGTGAATACAAATCTGCAACAAGTGGTTCATGGATTAACTTAGCAAACCCTGGAACTAATAATGGGTCCCCTAGTTCTTATTATCACGACACAATGCTTATTACAGCAGGTGCAGACAGTTCAAGGGATTCACAAGGGTTCTTTATGAATAGGCAAAGAACTACTAATTGTATAAATAGTTTTAACGATTCAACAGCAAGTATATCAGGCAATTATGAAGGTCAAGCAATTTTGCATTCTGATACAATAAATATAACAAGCGATTACACGCTATGTGCATGGGTTAAGTTTGCAGACCTTGAAAATAGTTACAATATATTTAATAAGAAAACTCAATGGAATGGCGTAGGATATGGTATGTATAGAAATACCAATGGTAATATGTATATGGAATATGCAAATGACAGTGGTTACAAACAACTTAGTAGAGCGTTTACGCCAACTTTAGGAACATGGTATTTTGTATTTTGTACACATACAGATGGTGGAAATGATGTAAGAGGGTATGCAGCTGTAACAGATACAAGCTTTACTTCTTCAAGTAGTTCAGGAGCTTTAGATAGTGTAGGAACTAATGACTTAGAACTTACTATTGGAGTGGGTATTGGTGGAAATGATGATAATAGCTATATACAATTTTCAGGTCAAATAGATGATGTTTTGGTGTATAATGGTAAAGCTTTAACCACGGATGAATTAATGAGAAATTTTAACGCAGGTAAAAGGAGTCACAGATAATGGCACATTATGAAATGTATTTTTGTATACCTAGCAGTGCATTTAATAGTGCTGTTGGTGACAAAATAAAAGGGTTATACCCTATAGTAGAATCAGTAACAGAAAATGAAGATGGTACATTTACTAATAATTATAAATCAGCACCTACATGGACTGATATTATAATGAGTGGTAAGGTAGGACCACCTAGATATTCACACGATAAATCTTATGTTATCATTAAAGGTGAATGGTCTATGAAAGATGGTGTACTTACAGAACTTATGGAGTTAGGCTATGGATTAGATTATCCTAACTTTAGTGTATTAACAAAAACAGAAGCACAAGCATTAGCAAATAGTGCAACATTTACAGGAGAATAATGGCACAATACAAACCATATGAAGCACCGCAGTATATGAAAGACTATTCAGAAACTGCTACTTCTCCTTTTGCTAGGTCTGCTTTAGGGCAGTTTTTAGCTAATAAAGAAGCAGAAGAACTTATGGATGATAGGTATGAACAACCTATAGATGCAGATATGCCTGAGACTGGCGTACCTGAAGAAGGTATAGACATGTCATCTACTGGTAATTGGATTACAGATGCACTCGCTTATACAGGAGGTAGACAAGTTCTTAAAACAGGAGTACAAAAAGGCATCTTAAATAAATTGGCTAAAAAGGGTGTAACTAGAGCAGCAGGTTACTTTGTTCCTGGGGCTGGTCAAGTAATGCTTGCAGCAGATATAGGAGATTTTTTCTTACCTGAAGGTTATAGTCCTTATGAAGGATTTGGGCTTGCTCCAAATAATCCAGTATCTAATGTTATGTCTTTTGGTAATGTACAAGATGTAATAAATTTATATGACGAATATATAGGAGAAGAATAATGTATAAATGGGGACCAAGAAGTTTAAGACAGATGGAAAACATTGACCCAAGACTACGCAAAGTTTTGGATGAAGTAATTAAACATGTAGATTGTAGTGTAATAGAAGGG